AAGTTCTTCTTACCGCAGGCGGGATATGAACTAATACCCAAGCATTACCAAGACATATTCAGGGTGGCTATTGATAGCGGTATTCTGAAGTTAACAGACGGTAATGTTATGGATGATCGGGAGATTAGCGATTACATTATTAACAGATCACAAGAATTAAGAACTGTTAAAGAAGTAGGCTATGACGCATACAATGCCGCCGCGCTGGTGGCCCGGCTACATGAAGCAGGGCTACCCGTAAAGAAGGTTGGGCAAGGCATGGCGGTTCTTAACAATCCAAGTAAGCAGGTGGAAAAGTTAATCATGCAAAAACAAATCAAGCATGATGGCAACCCTTTTGTTGGATGGCAGTTAGGCAACTGCGAAGTGTACGAAGATGTAAACGGAAACATCAAAGTTCGTAAGAACGAAGCAGATAAATCAGCAAAGGTTGATGGAATAATTGCAATGATTATTGCAATGCATTGCAGTTTAGATAATCCTACCGCTGGAAATAGTTGGGGGTTCCGTAGTTTTTAGCGTATTATTCGTAAAACTATGGGGGTAAAACATGGGAATACTTGATATTTTCAAAAGCAAAAAGGGGCTACAAAAAGAATCTAATACGGTTCTTGGGCAGACCCAACTTGGAAACCAAGTAATCTATGGCGTTTCCCAACAGGGCAAAACGGCGCAACAGTTACTTTATGTAACTACTTCTAGCCAAACAGTTGCGGGGCGGCAGGTTGATTTGTCAATGCTTACCCGCAATTCAACCATCATGGCTTGCGTTGGCGTGAAGGCAAGGGCGTTGGCCCAACTGCCCAAGCGCATTATGTTAAAGATGGATGATGGTACTTTTGTTGATGCCCTGCAATCAGACAAAGTTACTACGCGAGATAAGGCAAAAGCCAAGCAGGTTTTAAATCTTTTATACCAGCCGAATAACTTTCAAAGCAGTTATGAATTTTGGTATCAATGGTGTATGTGGTTAGACCTGACAGGAGAAGCATTTACTGTCTGGTGGCGCAAAGACCAAAAAGACCAAATGTTAACCCCGGTGGAAATGTATAACCTAGATTCCACCCTGATAACAGTTGGTATATCCGAAACTCGCTACCCCTATTATCGGTTATCTACCCCGTCTTACGGGTTCAGCAAAGAACAACCGCTAGAGTATTACCAAGTAATGCATATTAAAGAAGCCGCATGGCAGGGTTCTAGCGGTTTTAACAAAGGTATTCTTGCGGCAGAACTGGTGGGGTTGGATCAGGATATTGACCTATATGCCAACTACATTATGCAAAACGGTGCTAAACCATCGGGAATGTTTACTACCGATCAGGTTATACCCGATGCCAAATACAAAGAAATTGCCGCACGGCTGAAAGAAGCGTGGACAAATATGCTTGGTTCCCGCAACCAAGACCCAAGCAAACCGGGTCAGGGAATGTTGCTGGATCAGGGCATGAAATACACGCCTATTGATATGTTAACGCTTCAAGATGCAGAAGCCGCACAGTTAAAACTTCAGACCATGAAGCGTATCTGCGGTTTGTTTGGTGTACCTGCCGCCATGATTGGTATTGGGGAATCCAAGTACAACAATACGCAAACCCAATTAGATGAGTTCTACAAGACCACCATGTACCCAATGGTGATTAATGTGGAACAGAAATTAAACCAGCACCTACTGCGTGGCTACCCAAATCTTTGTGTGCGGTTTGATACCAAAGAGTTTTTGAAGGGTGCAATATTGGATCAGATTAACTTTGTTAATAGCGCAGTAACCGCAGGCGTTATGACTATTAATGAAGCGCGTGAATACTTGAATATGCCCAAAGTAGAAGATGGCGATATTCTAAAAATAGAACCCGGTAAGTATGAACCCGTGCCGGGGTCTAGCCCACAAGACACCGGGGGCGGTGGCGGCAATCAAACGCTACGCGCAAACATTGGCAAAACATGAACTTTCAAAATAAAATAGTTGACAAATTGGCTTCCAAAATAAAGAGGTCAAATGTTAAACTGCCAAAAAGTGTGAAGCCCCACAAGATAAAAGATGACAACCAATCTATTAACAATGGGGTGATAAATGAAAAATATCCAGTTTGTTTGCGAAGCCCAACTAAAGGTTAACGCAAACGAATCTGCCGCGCCTAGCGGCATGATGGAAGCGCGGGTTACTACTTGGGGTGCGCGAGAAGGCGCAGATGGGCGCAAGTTTAATTATCAGCCTGAAGGTTTTATGGAATGGGCAGAACAATTCCATGCCGAAAATAAACCCCTGCCAATGTTTTTAAACCATAACGATATGGGTATGCCCATTGGCGAGTGGTACGAATTTGCTTTTGAAGATGATGGAATGACCGCTAAAGGCAGATTATTTCTAAATACCCAAGGCGGCAAAGATGTATATGCCGTAATGAAAGAATCTCCCAATATGTTTGGTGGCGTATCCGTTGGTGCATACGCAGAAGAAGCCTGTTGGGTAGATGCCGAAGGTAACAAAATTGAAGGGGATGATGATGAAGAATCTTATTTCCAAATTACAAAAGGCGGTTTGCGCGAAGTATCGGTGGTTATGTACCCTAATAACCCGCAAGCCGAAGTAATGAAACTAGAAGCATTTGATGCCGAAGGCAATCCAAATGTTCGCGTAATCGAAAAGGTCTTGCGTGAAGCAGGGCTTTCCCGAAAAGATGCAACCACCGCATCTTCAATTCTGAAGCGCATCATCAAAAAAAATCGTAACGCAGTACCAAGCGAATTGGTGCAAGGCGAAACGGTAACTATTGTTGCAAGCGATCAGGAAACCCCAAGTTCGTGCGATACGGATGCGGTGGATATGGAAGCCCAATTAGTTGCCGCAATTGAAATGCGGGAACTAAGCAAGGCACTTTCTAAACGCATTTAAAAAGGGAAACCAAAATGCAACAAGTAATTGAAAAACTTGATGCAATCGAACAGGCTAACCAAGCCAAGATTGCAGAAGCAGTTGAAGCAGTTAAAGCAGAAGTAGCAGAAAAGATTTCTGCGCTAGAAGCAAAAGTTGCGGAAGTTAAAGCACCCGCAATTATTGCCGCACCTGCTAAAACCATTAAGGGCGAAGTTAACCGCATGGTTAAATCGCAACTGAAAGAGTTTATTAGCAAGGGCGATAAACTGGAAAAAGAAGTCAAACTGTTTGAGTCTGCCGATCAGTATGACGCATACCTGAAAGAAGCATCTGCCCTGACGGGTTCCGGTGCTGGCGTTGGTGGCCGTACTGCCTATGACCCAGTATTCCATGTACTGCGTCTTGCTAACCCGATGCGCGGCCTTTCCCGCAATGTTTCCACCGAAGGCGCAACCTACCAGTTCCGCGCTAAGACCGGAAACGCTGGTGCGGCATGGGGCTACACCATTCAGAACAACGGTGCGGCTACTACTGAAAGCACAACGATTTGGCAACTGACGCTTCAAGACCTGAATGTCCAGTTCCCGATTCGTACCGCCGCGCTAGATGATATTGATGGTTTGGAAGCCAATGTGGTTGACGATATGCTGGTTGAGTTCAGTCAAGCCGAAGGCGCATCAATGATTCAGAATAATGACCAATCTGGTTCTACCACCACCGCTACTGGTGGCACGAATGGTCTGCGTGGTCTGGATTTCTACCCCGGTGCTAACGGAACTTATGCAGGCGGCACAACTTCTGCATACGCTTTTGGCACTTCTGGTACTGGCGCAACTTCTGGCCTGCATAGCCTTGCTACTTATGACCAGATCACAACCAACGGTTTTGCATCGGCTAATAATGTTGTTTTTGCCGACATTATTAATTTCATTCATGCCCTGCCGCAACAATACTGGGGGCCAAATAACAAGTTTATGATTAGCCCGTCTATGCTGGCTGGTATTCGTGGGCTTGTTGATGACAACAACACCCCGGTGTTTGAAAGAATGTCGCCGCTGGTTTATGACGGTATCGTTGGCAAACTGCTTGGCTACGATGTAGTGGTCAATGCTTATGTTGACACCCCGATTGCCGCTGGTGCGCTGGCTGGTACGGTTTCCAAGTACCCGATGTTCTTTGGCGATTTTACCCGTGGTCATACTATCGTTGATCGTCTGAACATGGTTCTGCGCCGTTATGACCAGACTGCACCGGGCTTCATCACTTTCTTTGGTGAAAAGCGTCTTTGCAGTTCTGTTGTTGATCCCGCCGCTATTGTTCGTTATCGTTCAACCGCTACGGGCGCGTAATAAAGATTGGGGGGCGCAAGCCCCCCTTTCTCAAATAGGATAGATATGCCAAAGCCAACCGATGCAATGAAAGCCGAAGCCCGAAGGGGTTTAGATTGGCGCAAAGAGTTTGGCAGGGGTGGCACAGAAGTGGGTGTGGCAAGGGCGCGAGATATTGCAAACGGGAAAGATTTACCCCGTGCAACAATCGCAAGAATGGTTAGTTACTTTGCTAGGCATGAAGTAGATAAGCAAGGTAAAGGGTGGAGTCCGGGCGAAGATGGCTACCCATCTGCGGGGCGTATCGCGTGGGCTTTATGGGGTGGTGATCCGGGCAAATCTTGGGCTGAAAAGGAATTAAGGAAAATGGACAATAGCGCAGTTATTCAAGGCATCAAAGAAGCCCTGCAAGAAGGGCAAGCAACAGTTAACTTGCGCGAAGCAAGCGCACTAACTGGTTCTGGTTCTAATGTTGGTGGTCGCGTTATTTATGATGATGCGTTTGCTTCCCTGCGCTATGCCAATCCTTTTCGGCAGGTTAGCCGCCAGATCACTACTATTGGTTCCGATCAGGCATTTGTGGTTAAAACTGGTAACAGTTCAGACACCACTAACCCTTGGGGCTACGGTGTAAATACAGATGAGGGTTCGCCAAATCAGGCAACCTCTTTCTGGCAACTTCCAATTCGATGCGTGAACGCAGTTCTTCCGGTTCGTACTGCGGTTTTGTCAGACATTGACAATCTGGAAGAAACGATTGCAATGGATTTGGCTTTAGAGTTTTCGCAAAACGAAGCCAATTCAATGATGTTTAACAATGACCAAACAGGTTCAACAACGACTTCTTATGGTGCTACTTCTGGCCTGCGGGGTCTTAACTCTTATCCGGGTTCTACTAGCGCGGCATCATTTGGCACTAACGGTTCTGCAATTACCAATGGTATTCATACCGTGTTGCAAGTTCAGCAGGCAGGTGCAAGCGCAGTAACTTATGATGACATTGCTAATCTGATGGCGGCACTTCCCGCGCAATATCTGTTTAAAGCAGAAACCTGCTGGATGATGCACCCCACCACTATTGGCGCATTGCGTAAACTCAAAGGTTCTACTGGTGGCGCGCCTATGTTCGTTGAAGCAGGTGATGATGATGGCGGCGCAGTTATTTATATTTTTGGACACAGGGTTATTCCCAATCCGTACATGGATGTTGCAGGTGTTGGTAAGTATCCAGTTTACTTAGCCAACTGGGAACGGTTCGTAACTATTGCGGATAATGACCAGATGAGTATTAAGCGGTTCGATCAGACCGCACCCGGCTTTGTGTATATGTACGCAGAAAAGCGTATGTGTTCAACAATTCTTGATGTGTTTGCAGGTGTGCGGTTAGTTGGCGTTTAAGGGGTAAATCATGGCGATTGAGAATTTAACGCTTGCGCCATACTATTCAGGTACACGCAACCCGTTCAATTATCAAAAGATTGAACAGATCAATAGAGATATTGTTACGGGTTGGCTTACTCTTGAAGAAATTACGCAACAACTAAACCTGTTTCAAGATGAATCACAAGATTCATATTTGGAATCTTTAGAACTTGCTACCCGTCTAGCCATTGAAGATTATCTGGGCATATCAATGTTCAGTACGCAGTACCGTGTTTACTATGGTGATCCCGGTTTGAATGGCACGGCTATTTATCTTGATCTGCCTGAAGTAAGCGTGATTTATCAAGGCAATGGCGCGGAAGTAACCATCAATAAAGTTGAGTATTACACCGGACAAAATAGCGCGGTTAAAACTATTTTAGCCGCAACCAACTATTACTACGATCCCACCGGGAATCGAGTAGTTGTTGCAAGCGGTTTACCAAGTCCACTAGCGCAAAACATTGCAAATCCTGTTTTGGTTACTTATACGGTAGGCAGTAATTTTCTTGCCCAATATCCAGTAGTTAAACAAGCAGGTTTATTGCTTCTTACGCACCTGTATAACAATCGTTCAACGGTTAGCGATTCTGTTGCTATGAAAGCGCAAATTCCCTTTGGCGTAGATATGTTACTGCGGCCTTATAAGACTTTGGTGATGTAATGGTTAAACGCTATGAAAATGTGGAAGTTAAAACTGTTACCAATGGGATCAGTACCATTGGGGAACAAACCACAACCGTAACCAACTGGTTTACAACCCGTGGGTTAGTTCATAGCGTAGCCAATAGTCTGAAGATTGCGGATCGTTACCGGGCGTATTCTGATTTGGTGAACTTCACTTTTAATTACACGCCAAATATGAAAACGATTGTGGACAACCAGAACTTATACAGTATGTACTGGCGCAATCAGGAATGGCGAATTACAGAAGTGCGGGAACACGATGATAGGCAGTTTGTAACCTTTATGTGTTACAGAAATGATCCGGTGGTTCCAGTATGAGTGTTCAGCAAAACCCATCAAAGTATGCCGCCGCCATTCAGTACACGCTTACGCAGACTGTTAATCCAGTTAAAGTTTATGCAAACTTCAACAGAAACTTTGCTACTGAAGCCAAGTTTTTAACTTGGCAATTGCGGAATATTCATCAGCCTGTTTATACCGGGCAGACCCAATCTAATAAGGGTATAGACCGCCCGGTATTTCAGTTGAATATTTATAGTCAGTCTATGGCAGATGCTTTCAGTTTAAGCAATACCGTTTTACAATCTCTGCATGGGTATTCAGGTAATTTTGGCATTTCGCCAAATCGAATCTGGATTGCCAAATGCGACATTGTTTGGCTTTACAATACATACGATAACGAATTGGGTTTGAATCAGGTTGTTTTAGATTGCACCCTTGATGTTCCTACATAACAAAATTTTGTTAACTTTTTTATAGGGAAATTTAAAATGCCGCTTATTAACAAAGTTCTACCGGGTTATGTAGCAACCCTTTGGATGCAAGACGATGCAACGCCTACCCCTTTGTCAGACGCTAACCTGTCTGTATGGTCAGGTCAGGTAGCCAACTTGATTGGAACAAGTGCTGGCGGTACTGGAACTGGTAGTACCTGCATACAAGTTCCGGTTGAAGCAATCCCTGCCTTTGGTGCTGATGATGCGTTTGCGGCTTATTCGGTGGCTGGTGCTAGAACTGGGGCCAAGATCACAACCCAAAACCAAGTAACTTCCATGACCATCACGGCGGCTTGGAACCCTGCGGATACCGCGCTTCTGCAAATCCGCACAGATGGCTATAACGGCACGATTATTCGCACCTATGTGGTTGCGGCTTATGATGGTACGGATACCGTAGCCTATGCCTTTAACGCCCGTGTAGGCGGCTTACAATGGGATTTAAGCCCCAATGCTGAAGGTAAGTTTATCTTTACCCTGCACCCGGTTGGCGGCAATTCTTATGGATGGTCAACTAACCCGGCCCCCGGCCCCTAATTAAAGAAAATACACGACATGACAACACCAAATAATTCAGATCATTTACTTAACTTTTTGGTAGCCCAAGCCAGTTCCGGTCAAAAGAACTGGTTTGGGTTTCATCAGCAAAGGATTGCTGGCATAAACATTGCCTATCAAATTGCAATCAATCATGCAGATAAACTATCGCCTGAAGAATGTGCAGATTACGCTAACAAACTTAATCAGGCCATTTACGCAAAGTTAATTAGGGGCGAATAAATGCCTGATGCCTTTACCGTAAAAGCGGTTGGGTTCAAAGAACTGGAAGATGTACTGGTTCAGATGGGCGAAGAACTTGGGTATGACAAGCCTGCGGATAAGGTGCTTATACCTGCCGCAAGATCGGCTATGGAACCCGTGCTGGCCCGTGCGCGTATGCTGGCCCCCTATGATGAAAGCAATACTAGCGGGGTGCATATGCGGGATACCTTGCGGGTTACTGCGCGTAGGCCAAATGCACGGGATAAGCGATCACAGTATGTGGAACAAAATGATGCCGTTATTGCAACGGTAACAGTTAGAACAGACAAGCGCGCTATATCGCAAGAGTTTGGAAACGCCCAACACGATGCACAACCATTCTTGCGGCCTGCTTTAGAATCACAAGCAGACAATGTTGTTAACAGATTAGGTACTTTCTTAACTTATAAACTTTCACAATACAAATCAAAAAAGGTATAAAACATGGGCAGGCTAACAAAGTCATTGAACATTAACAATGATGTAGTTCGTATTCGGGAGTTTGAATTAAACGGGCAAAAGTTCCGGGTGCGGGTTCCGCTATCAAACGAAGCAGAAGCAATCTATGAAAAAACCAAAGAACCAGATGCGGCTTTGGTAGAAGAAAAATATAGAGAGATTGCAGACCCAATACTGCCTAACAAAGAAGAACTTTCTAAGGCAGAAGATTTTGTTTTTACCGATAACGATATTGTTATTAAAGGCCAATCCATGCGGGAAATGGCGAAGAACAAAGTTGTTACGGAATTGCGAATTCTTGAAACTTTTAAACTGTTAGTTACCGCAGACAATTCTTCTTTGGCTGATCTAACCTATAAAGAAATTGATGAAGAATTCCCCCTGCCTATTCAGTTAACAATTCTTAAACGCATTACAGAAATCATTTCTCCGGGGTACGAAGAAGCAAGAAAAAAATAGTTGGGTCAGTTCGGGCGCAAGTAAAAGCATATCTTTGGGCGCATGGTACTGACCCTAACAAAGTAGATGAGGAAACATTCAGGGATATTTGCGTGATGTATGCCGATGGGATGATTGGCAATCGCGGGATTATCGAAACACTAGGCAACCTAACTGCCGGGGTTTACAATTACATGAGGGCGGCAAACACTACCGCTTACAAACTTAAAGACATAATAAAACAGGGATACGATTATTTATACCCACCACAAGACAACACAGAAAACCCAAGCGAATCACTACTTGCTTACATGACGCAGGCAAAGGGATTCAGTATAGATAGATTCAAGGGGAAGAAATGAGTTTGTTAGCGCGGTTAGGTGTTGTTCTTGGTTTGGATTCTGCACCGTTTAAGGCGGGGCTAGATGACGCTACCAAATCTACAAAAGCCTTTGAAGCGCAGACCCGCAAAGCAATGCGGGAAAGTGAAAGAAATGTAAAAGAATTTCAAGCCGCACTATCGAAGATTGCTGGCTATTCTGCCGCCGCAGGCGCGGCAATTCTAGGCGCATTTAGTTACGCTGACAAAGTTAGCGATACCGCCAAAGCATTTGACCTAACCATTTCTAGTTTGCTTGCCATGCGCGGCGCGTTACAGAACGCAGGTGGCGAAGCAGATAACATGGGTAACTTGCTTACCCGTCTAGCAAGCACCGCTGAAGAAGCAAGAAAAGGAAGCGACAAGGCACGGGCGGCATTTGACCAATTAGGTATATCAGGCAAAGAAGTAGAAAACGCTATGCCTGATGAATTACTTGCGTTGGTTGCACAAGGGCTTTCGCAAATTGAAGATCCAATACGGCGCAATGCCGTGCAATTAGAATTGCTAGGCAAAGCCGCAAAAGGCGTAGATTTCAAACAATTTTGGGCTGATTATTCGCAAGGCAAAAGCACAACCGAACAGGTATCTGCCGCATTAGAAGCAGGCGCAGAAGCATGGGATAACCTTAAAAATGCTGGTGTTGCCGCGCTTGAAGCAATCTTGGTTTTGGTTAAACCATTTGCAGATTTTATTAATTTTCTTGCACGGGCGGCAAAGGCAACGCAAAAGGGAACTATAAGCGGTTCATCTTTAGATGCTGAATTTGGTGGCGCATTTGGAATGTCTCCTGTTGATGTTGCGCCTAGTGGCCCGTCTGCACCTAAACCACCAACCGCAGTTGGTGCAACACAAAACAGAAAGCCCGGCGGTTACAGTACACCGCCTGCATCACAAGCAGGGTTTGCCGCCGCTACCGAAGCGGTGCGCCAACAGACAGAAGAAATGATGCGGCAAATTAGCATCATGGTTAAACGCGAAGAAATGGAAAGCAAACTTCTTGGCATGACCCGTAATGAACGGGAGATTGCACAAGAGATTTTCCGTATAACAGAAGAACGCGACAGACTAATTGCTAACGCGCAAAAAGAAATTGATATTGAACAGAAGCGACAAGTAATTAATCAAGATCGAATTAAAGCACTTCAAGATCAAATAGAAACTATTAGGTACGGCAAAGAAGTTGAGATAGAAGCCATTACCGCAATCATTCAAAAACGCCAAGAGGAACAACAGTCATTTACTGTTGGCTGGAATCGTGCTTATAGACAGTATGCTGAAGATTCACAAAATTATGCGCGTCTTGGAGAACAAGCATTTAATACTGTTGTTTCTAATATGGATATGTTATTACGCAATTTTGTAATGACAGGAAAACTTAACTTTAAAGATTTTGCTAAGTCTGTTATTGCTGATTTGATAATGATTCAATTGCGTATGCAAGCCATAAGATTGTTACGCATGGGAATGAACGCAATTATGCCGGGTTCAGGAATGACATTAGGTGGCGCGGCAGACGGTGGAACCCCACCAGTAAACCAACCAATTATTGTTGGCGAACAAGGGCCAGAACTTTTTATTCCGCGCACGGCTGGCACAATCATTCCCAATCAGCAAATGTCTAACTACACAAGTAATCAACCGCAGATTGTTTACAACGGGCCATACATTGCAAATATGCAGGCTATTGACACGCAATCTGCTACACAGTTTTTGGCTAGAAATAAAGAAGCGGTATATGCGGCTAACTTATCCGCTACCCGTAGCCTACCCGCAAGCAGGTGATTAAATGAGTTTAAATCAGATACTAGCCATAACCGAAAGCATAGGCATAAACGATCAGCGTTTTGTTGGTCAGGTATTAAGCCGCAACCAAAGAATTGCTACAACCGAAGTGCTAACAGTAGTTCCGTTTCAGTTCACAATGAAACCGATGAACTATCTTTACTATTCAGATAACCGGGATTTGCTGGCTACTTTACGGTACTACGATAAAGCACTAACGCAATATCTTAATTTTGGAACTACTGGTTGGATTAACTATATCAAGTATCAAGGCAATATGACAGGCGCACAAATTGCCGCTTGCCAATGGCAAACATCATCAGCAAACCAAACGCTTGTTCTTGGAAGCCTGCCTGCAATTTCTTCTACTGCTTACATTGTTCGCGCTGGTGATTTTTGCCAAGTAGGTTTGTACTCATACATTGCAACGCAAGATGTTCAGCGCGGGTCTGGATCAACCGTAAATATTCCGGTGCATAGAACTTTGTTAACAACAGTAGTTAGCCCAATCAATGCGGTCATTGGCGAATACGGAACTACCGTTGTTATGGGTGGCGGCACTTATACTGGCGTAACTTTTCCGGTAATTCTGCGAGAGTATCCAACATACACCCTTATTCCAATTACTAATGATTCGTTCATTCAATGGAACGGTAACTTTGTTGCAATGGAAGCCGTGCTATGAACAACATAACACCAGTACAAAACACTAACAATATACGCTATGCAGATTTTGTTAGGGTTACTACGCCAAGTGCAATTTATCGGTTTACAACTGCACCTACTTCAATAACTGTACTTGCGGTTGATACTTTTCCGTTTTCAGGGGTAGGGCAATTAGTTCAAATTGGAAACGCAACCCGCGATATTAAAAGCACCGCTAACGAAACTACATTTACTTTGGTTGGTATTGATACCGCTATGCTTGGTTGGATATTAAGCCAAGAAGTAAAGGGTTCTAAGATAGAAGCATGGCATGGGTTCTTTGATGTTAATGGAACGCTAATTACAACTGGCGGCACGGGCGGTCTTTATAAATTTTTTACTGGCTATATCAATTCTTTTTCTATAAGTGAAGAATGGATGGAAGAAGCCAGAATGAAGGTTGGCTACATAACAGTTAGCGCATCTTCAATTCAACTGATTCTAAAAAATAGAATTGCTGGCAGATACACTAACGATAACAGTTGGCAATTCTTTGCACCCGGTGATACTTCAATGAATCGGGTAGCGTTTATATCAACTATTAATTATCAGTTTGGAAAAGGTTATCAGCCGCCGCAAACATCACAAGGTTCTGGTGAAGTAAGCGGGGCGTAATGATTAGAAAAGCCACAAGATACGACAAAGAAGAAATAGTTAGATTGATGAAACTATTTAGAGAAGAAAGCCCTGTCAGAGAAGTTTATGAAGATGATAACCAAGAATATTGGAACGCTTTTTTAGATAACATTTTGGCTGGTGCTGGTGCAATTTTTTTAGAAGAAGGTAAGGGTTTGTTGTTATCTGCGGTAATTCCTAGCATTTGGAATAGCAAGGTTTTAGTGTTGCATGAACTTGCGTGGTATGTAGCAAAAGAATATCGCGGTGGAACTACGGGTTACAAATTGTTAAAGGCATATATTGAATATGCTAAACAATTAAAAGATAGCGGAAGGGTCAGGTATTTTACTGTTAGCAAAATGGTAAGTAGTCCTGATATAGATTATGCAAGATTTGGATTTAGAAAAATAGATGAAAACTGGATTCAATAAAACCATACTTGCGCTATGTTTATTAATTAGTGCTACACCAGTATTTGCGGTGGGTACTGTTGTTGCGGCATATTTTTTTACTGCTGGAACTATGGCATTTGCAGTTACTGCATTTGCAATAAATATGGTTGTAAGCGCAATTATTACAAAAGCATTTTTTAGCCCACCGGAACCGGGCGGTTTGTCCGGTCTTTCTGATAACCCTGGCAATAGACAACAAATTCCACCTGCAACTGACAACAAACTACCAATTGTTTATGGTCAAGCATGGTTGGGCGGTCAGATTGTTGATCTATCAATCAGTTCAAACAACCAAGAACTTTATTATGTAATTGCTATTTCAGAAGTAACAAACAACGGCGCAGATACATTAACTTTTGGCGATGTTTAT